CACTAGTGCTACCAACAAACATTGCATTAGTAACATTAGTTGGACCTTTACTAGATCCATCATCATCCAACTCTTTCATCTTCTTTTGTAGATCAATTAACTTATCTGCTACATCTCCCACATTTTTGATGAGTTGCCCTGCCACCTCATAAGCACGAGGATGATCTGACGCTCGTGCCACATCAAGTATTCCATCTACTGCCTCCTGTCCTTTCATTACAAGATTATGTAGTTGAGCACGACTAATTTCATAGTCCTGCTTTACATCTTGAGAATCTGTTTTCTTAAGAGTTGGTTTTACATTTTCAACATGTTTCTGTAGTTCAGAGGGTTCTGCTCCGAACGTTTCATTCAAACCACTGAAGGGATCTGCCATTAAATTGCCTCATCATTACCACTTACGAAGTTTCGTTTCTTATTATCTGTAAACTCTGACTTCATTTCACCGAAACCAAAGTCGTCGTCACTATCTAGGAGATCAGCATCTGCTTGATTGACTAAGAATACACTAGAACCAGAAGTGTGTGCTGCAGCAGCAGTTCCTTCATGTGCTCTAATTACTGTGAGATTGTTACCAGATTTCTTACTAACTCTCATAAGTTCAGTATCAACATAGATGTGATCGAACTTAGCGATACCACTAGCATCAGCAACTGCTATTAGATTATCATCTGTATCTGTAGCAGCAGAAAGAGTAGTAACAACAGTTCCATCTCTATCCTGTAAGGATATAGGTGTTGCTTGATAACGTACTTCTCTTGGTGCTTTGTTGACATCTGTACTTGAATAGTATTCGAGAGTAGACTTCTTGATAGTCGATGCTGATGTAACAGGTCCGTATAAGTATGTCTTTGCAGTAAATTGTAAAGTATAAATGATTGCTCTACGGGTAGAGAAGTCTCCCTCATATGAATCTTCATAATCAATATCGTTTAACACAACAGGGATATCTCTGATCTCACTCATTTCGGGCAGTAACTTAACTGCAAGATTATAATGAGGTTGAAATACTGGTAGAATTTGTTCGATAATTTGCAATCCATCTTCCTGATTCTTAGAGATGATTGCTAACTCAAATCCAATATTATATGGGACAGGCATGAAAGTATTTTTATTCTTTGATGCTGTAGTACTTGCAATTTTAATTTTCTGTGTTGGTGCTACCTTTCTAGAAGAATCGTAGGTGATACCAGTGATCTCAAAACCAATACGGGGTAAGGTAATTGATACCCGTTTGTTTGTAGGATCGGGTACTTGGTCTAGACGTGCTAAGAACTTATCTTTTGGTCCATATGCCAAAGGCACCTTCATCACTTCATCTTGACGACGAAGTTCGATATTGTTGAATAGCGTACCAAACGCAACAATAGTCTTTCTGAATATTTCGTGGTATGAATAATTTCCTAACATTAGATTGTAGTATCAGTAGTAGATCCGACTGAACCAAATGGATTTGATTCGGTAAAGTCGATGATGTCATTATCTAAAGTCTCAAAGTCGTTGTTCTGGTCGAACTCTGAGTTGACATTTTGAATCGTATTATATGTAGCAGTTGTCCAAGATGCACTAGAAGTGCCACCAGTGACCGTCTCAGGGACCTGGAAGGTGCCTGATCTGTTGATTACGATCAATGTCCTAGTACCAGAGTCAAAGGACTTAACCTCTGCAGTTACATTTGATGTTCCACCAGTGATAGTCTCACCTGCTGTAAATGTACCAGAACCTCCTGCTACAAGACCAACTGTAATCGCATTTGCGAATGCAGTTTCTACAGCATCGAGATCTGCAATACCAGTATTGATTTCCTCGTCGCTGTACTCGAATAGTTCACATTGACATTCCCAAACATATCCTTTTCCTAATTGATAGAAAGGTTTCTCTGCTTCTACAAACTGGATTGAGAATAAGTGTTTAGTTACTGGAAACCAGATTAAGTCCCCTTCGTTCGGTCGTCCTTCGACGTTAAGGACCGTACTGTCGTCAACAGCAGTTTTAAATTTCTCACGGGAGAATATAAAAGTTGTCTTGTCTTCGATACGGATTCCAAATTTGCTAAGTAACTCACCTTGTCCTTCCCATCCTTCAACATTATTGACGTATGCTCTAATAGGTTTCGCGCTTTCAAATTTTGAATCCGAGTCTTCTCCAAAGACCGAATCACGGTTGACAAGCGTTCTCGGAACATAGTAAATGTCTTGCCCATAAATCTCAATAGTTTCTACAATAAGGTTTTCGATGAACTTTTGCTCTTGAGCAGAACCGTTAATATTCAGTCTTGCACTGTTGCTATAGTCCGATTGTACATAATCCTGTGCGGGAGTGTTGGAAATTGCCATTACGGTTTACCCTACCAAGTCTAAAGGTGGAAGTTCATAAGTTGAGCGAAGTGTTTCTTCAAGATCTGTCTTGAACTTACTAGCATCATCTAAGATTTGTCTACCATTTAAGGTGACACCACCTAGCATTTGAATACCATCATACTTACTTAGGTTTCTTCCCCACTGCTGTTGGAATAATGCTTCAACATAATCCTTCAACCAGTTGTCATTAAACATGCTTGTGAATGTAACTGGATCTTGTCTAAGAGTGCATTCAACTAATAAGAAGTCACCTGCTGTCATGTCTCCCCAATCCATATCAAGATATAATCTACCTTGATGTTCATTAAATCTTACTCTACGATCTCTTTGTGAGTTAGTTACCCAGTCAAGAGTTTCAAGATACTGTGAAGTTAAGAAGTAATGTAGAATGTGACCATGCGTCATAGCATAGATGTCATTCAAAAAGATTTGATACTTAATGTTAAAGATATTTCCAGGAACGATACTTGATGCACCGATCTGAGAATATACATGGTTTACACCTAAAGTTCCAGGTGGTAGATCAACATAATTATCTTGCTCATACCATGCCGAAGAACCTGCTTGTGTATTTCCTTGTGCTGCAGTCTTGATAGCATCAGTAACCTCAATTTTCATGAAGGTTTTATAACTACCATTGTAGTGATACTCTTGGTAATAATCAATTGCTTCTTCGATTAGATCATCAAGTTGTTCAGTCGCAACGTTGATGTCTATCGTAGGATATCCTAATCTACGAAGAGCATAGTTCTTTAATTCGGTTTTACTTGCGGGTCTAGTAGCAGACATTTTTTATTAACTGAATGAGGATATTGTCAAAGTAGTAACATCATTAGCACTGACGACTTCTCCTTTTTTGTAGAATCCGTCAACATTATCAAGTGTTACTGAGTTAGTACCGATAGCGGTTATAACTCCAGTAGTACCAGAAGTTGCTCCAGTAACTGTTGCTCCAACTTCCATCGTTGTGATATCAGTAAGAGTTAGAGTTGCATTGGTTGCAACGGTAGCAGTATTCACTGTACCACCTGATCCTGGGTTTGATCCATCAAGACCAGTTGGTTGAACAATAGTGATTGTCTCACCAACAGCATAACCAGTTCCACCGTCATTGATAGTAACGTTGGTAATCGCACCTGCAGATGCAGTAATATTTACCACCAAACTTGCAGATCCAGAACCTCCAGTCGTTGCTAGAGCAGTTCCTGTAACATAATTTGATCCACCTGCCAAGGATGCCAAGTTAAGTGATAACACTTTACCTGCATTGGCATTGGTGATTGTAACGGTGTCTGTGATTAGATATCCAGAACCGCCTGCGTTTACTGCAGCAGCAGTGATGTTTCCATCAGCATCAACTGTAGTATCAACAGTCAAACTAGATCCAGTTCCACCAGAAGTTGCGACTCCTGTTGCTCCTGTGAATCCCCCGCCACCACCAACACTGACTCCTGTTGTAACAACTGCACCAGGTGTTGGATCTCCACTAAGTGCTAGTGTGAGTGTAGTTGTTGTAGCAAGGTTGTTTAACATTGCACTTAACTGTTCAAATGCATTGTCAAGTTTTGCTTGAACTCTTGCTTCTGTATAATATTGATTAGTTCCTTCAGAAAGGTTAGTTGTACTCTTGCTAGAAAGATCAAGGTTTGCACCAGTAGCAGCAGCAACCCTTGCATCAGCACGAGCATTTGTGTAGTAAAGGTTTGTACCCTCACTAAGATCACTAGTAGATGCAGCAGCAATTCTTGCATCTGCTCTTGCATTTGTATAGTATAAGTTAGTTCCTTCTGATAGGTCACTTGTAGATGCAGCAGCGATTCTAGCGTCTGCCCTAGCATTAGTGAAGTATAGGTTAGAAGAACCTTCTGATAAATTATCTGTATCAGCAGCAGCAATTCTTAAATCTGCCCTAGCATCAGCACGAGCGTTAGTGAAGTAGAGGTTGGTGCCCTCTGCAAGATCAGCAGTGTCCTTAGTTGCTAACTGGGTATCAAACCTAGCATTAGTATAGAAGAGATTAGATCCTTCAGTGATATTGCCAGTGTTGATATCTGCTTGAGTAACAGAAAGTTCACCACTACCAGACAATTCGATACCTGTTCCGTAGGTAAAGTGTGTCCTTGATCGAGCAGCAGTGGTGAACAGGTTGGTCGATCCTTCAGTTACATTGTCTGTATTAATATCTGCTTGAGTTACTGATAAAGTTCCAGAACTATGAGTAATACCAGTTCCGTAGGTAAAGTGAGTTCTAGTTCTTGCAGCAGTAGTAAAGAGATTAGATGATCCTTCAGTTACATTATCAGTATCAATGTCTGCTTGAGTTACGGTCAGTGTATATGTGTTTGCAGCGTCATTATATGCCTTAGTGATACCAGTTCCTGCAATGATAAGAGCATTGACTCTATCGTCAACTCTTTCGTCGGTGTAGTATAGGTTAGATCCTTCAGTAAGATCACCAGTGTTATGGTTGCTGATATCAGATACTTGACCAGTAAGGTTTGCAGTGATAGTTCCTGCAGCAAAGTTACCAGATGCGTCTCTGATTACAAGGTTATTAGAAGAGTTAGATGCTGATGAAGCAACGTTGATCGTAGTGTTACCTGCAACACCATCGGCATTAGTAAGTGTAATACCTGACGACGCTGTAACAGCAAATGTTCTCTGTGCATAGGTTCCAGTTCCTGTCCTTACGACATAACCAGTTCCAGACATAGCAGCAAGACCAGTGCTATCAGCATCAACGAATGTTGTTGTGATTGTTGGGGCAGAACTACCATCTACAGATACAGAACCTTGAACAACACCGTTGAGGGTAAATGTTCTAGCAGTCTTCCATGCATCAGCAGTAGAAGCGTTACCTAAGAAACCTGCACCAGATCCTGTAGCACTAGCAGCAGTGATTTGATTAGCAGCAAAGTCACCAGATGAGTCACGATTTACAACTGTAGAGACTGTTGCAGCAGTCGCAGTTGTCATACCATCTAGTAAGTCTGCGTTAAGATTATTGATTTTATCAGTTGTAGGAATAACAAGAGCAGGACCAGATGATACCTGAGAGATAATCTGACCATCTACTGTTGCTGTACCATCAACATTTAAGTTATTGTCAATGTCAACAGATGTACCTGCACCTGTAACATGAATAGAACCGATTCTTAATGCACCGTCAGTACCACTGAATACTTCAGAAGAGTTACTTGCACTAGTTAAGAGTGCGAATTCTGAGGTGGATCTGTCAAAACCGAAGAAACCGAGTTTAGCAGAACCATCATAATAACGAAATTCAACACCTCGATCCTTACCATCGTTAGACGCGGGTGCTGTGTCACCACCAACAGTGATGATAGGATCATCGATTGTAGTGACAGTGCTGTTAATAGTAGAAGTTGTTCCATTTACAGTTAAGTTTCCAGTAACTACAAGATCAGATTGTAATGCGGTATCACCTGCAACAGTTAGTTGACCTTGAGAAACTACATCACCATTATCTGTATCAACAGTAAACTTGTCTACACCAGAACCATTCTGAACTTTAAAGAACTTATTATCTGCTGTAACCGTTACGTTATCATGAGTTACTAATCCTCCAGAGATATCAGCACTACTATTAAGGTCAAGTGCACCTGTTAATTCTGTGCCACCATAAACTCTTAATCCTTCACCGATAGCAAGGTTCTTACCGATACCTGCACCACCAGTTAAACGGAATGCACCATCAGCAGCATAACTTCCAGTCAGAGTTTGCTGAGTGTTTCTAGTAATTGAAGTGACATTAGTAATACCAACAGTATTATTAATTTGAGTTGCACCACCAATCGTTGTTTGACCTGCAATAATAGTGTTACCATTATCAGTATCAACTGTGAACTTATCTACTCCAGAACCATTCTGAATTGCAAACTCTTCGTTAGATGCATTGATGATTAGAGAGTCAATGATCTGTGTTTCACCTTGAACTGTTAGTGTACCATCAGTTGCAATGTTACCTGTGGAAGATGCAACAGTCATCTTATCAGTTGAACCTGATCTGACTGCAAAGTTTGCATCTACATCTAAGGTGCCATTGATTTCTGTGTTGTTAGCAACAGTCAGTGTGCCACCAAGTGTTGTATTATTATCAACGTTAAGAGTGCTATTTAATTCTGTGTGACCATCAGCAGTCAGTGTACCTTCAATATTAGTATTACCAGTTACGTTATCAACAAAGAACTTATCAGTCGTTCCGTTTCTAACTGCAAAATCAGCATCAACGTCTAGCGTGCCATTGAAGTTTACATTATCTTCAACAAGTAATGTACCTTGAATAGTTGTATTACCAGTTGCACCAATAACAGTGAACTTCTCAGTATCATTACTATTGAGTTTACCAACAGAGAATCTTTCGTTAGATCCAGTAGCACCAACGTACAGGGATTTCATAATACCTGCACCACCGTGTGCTTTTAAGGTGGAGAAGTTATGAGATGCGTAGGTAGGAGATGCCTGATAAGTGTCACCGAAACGACCTCTGTATCTAACTCTCAACCAGTTCAATCTAGATTCAGTCTCTGTCGCACTATCCTTAATCTCAAGAGGACCGTTAACGTGTAACGTACCATCGATCAGAGCAGAACCTGCAACGTATGCACCACCGTCAACTCTTAATGAACCATAATCATTTGATTGAATCTCCCATACACCAGTTCCTGCGTTCTTAGCAGTGGTGATATCGTTTGTGCTTTCGGAGTGAATGTTACCTGCGATTGCAACGTCACCGTTTGCATCAATATTATTAGAGAAGGTAGCAATGTTTGTAACACCCAGTGTACCTGCAACAGTTGTGTTACCAGAAGCAGCAACAACATTAAACTTATTAGTATTAACGTTGAAGTTACCAGTTACATCTAAGATACCTGCAAGAGAACCGTTACCAGTTGTAGATTGAAACTCAATCTTAGTAGTTCCAGATCCATTGTTTAGTTGTAATGTCTTAGAAGCACCTTGTAAAACAATATTATCATCAAATCTAGATGTACTGTTTGCCCTGAATGTCCCGTCAACATCTAGTAATCCACCAATATTAACATCGTCTCCAATACCTGCACCACCTGCAACTACCAAATCTCCAGTAGTATTAGATGTTGAGTTTGTGTTCGTTGTAAGTTTTAAGTTACCTGCAGTTATACCACTCGCGGTCCCGCTAAAGACCTCTGAGGTATTAGTGGCGTTGTGGAGGAAGGAGAATCCTCCGACGTGTCCTCCAAGATCTGTGTACGAATCATCGTAACCAAAGAATCCCAATCTCGCCTCAGAGTCGAAATATCTGAACTCAACTCCACGATCTTTATTGTCATCACTAGCAGGAGCAGTGTCACCACCGAGAGTAATGATGGGATCATCAACTGTCGTAACCGTTGAATTAACTGTTGTAGTTGTTCCATCTACTTGTAAGTCTCCATGAACTCTGACTAATCCAGTGATTGCTCTATCATCACCTGGATCCAGGTGCATGGTAGCATTAGAAGTTGCAATATAATTATCTTGGAATCTCGAATCTTCAACGTGTACTTTACCAGTAGCAGCAGATGCATCGATATCAACAACGTCTTCTGCTGTTAATGTTAGTGTGCTTGTGCCAGAACCTGCGTTTGTAGAAGCAACAGTAAAGTTTCTATTAGTTGCAGTATTCTGAGTTAGTTCAATATTGAGGTTTCCATCCCCAGTCTTATCAATTTGTTGAGCAGTTGCTCCATCAAGAATAATATCAGGATCAGATATAACGGTACGGACATTGATATCAACCTCACCAGCCCCACCATCGCCTGTATTGTTCGCGCCAAACAGTAGGTTGCCACTAGTATCATTAACCTTAACATAATTTAGATAGTTGAATCCTCTGTAACCAGTTGTTGCTGTAAGTTCTTGATCGAGTTCAAAGTTTTCTACGGTGTTGCCATCAGCAAAACCGATTCTATTGTTTTGTAATTGATTATTATCTACACCTACTGCAGCGATTGTAACGTGCCCATTGGCATCGACGTCAAAGTCTTCCTGTGCAAAGGACGCAAGTCCCTTCTGTTCAGTCGCCTCGGCAGCGAGATATCTCCACCCGCCTGAATCACCACTAGAATGAGTAGGAGCACCTGAACCTGCAGCAATACCAGTGATTGCTTGGTATACCTTAGAGGCATTCTGAATAATATCATACCTAACGTAAGTAGTACCTGCACCATAGTTAGCGTACTTACTTCCCTCTGTCGCAGTAGCGATTGGTACATTCGTAGCACTGGTTAGACGACCCCTGTCGTCAACTGTAAATTTCGTAGCGTTTACAGTCTGAGTACCGAATGGTTCTGAACTGGATCCCACACCTGAGACAGATGTTAAAGATTCAGTATTATAATTTCCTGGGACAACTGCTGTTGTAATAATATCGATTGTGGGGTTCCCATTGATACCACCACCATCGTTGATAGAGATTCTACCTGCTGTACCTGTAATAGTTCTGGTTGACATTGCACCACCAGAAGTTCTAGAAATCAAACCTGTAGTGGTAAGACCTGCAACAGCAACAAGGTCTAAGTCATACGGTTGAGCAGAAGATCCTTCTACAGTTCCGTTTAAGTTATAATCTGCAAGAGTTGTTGGGTTTGAAGCATTTGTAACTCTACCTTTAGCATCAAGAGTTACTTTTGTATAAGTTCCAGTTGCAGTGTCAGTACCATCATAATGTGGTAATGTGGAAATCAGACTGATAGCAGACGTTAAGTTAAGGTTTTGTGAACCGTCAAATACACCAGATGCTTGTACGTCACCAGAGATTTGGATTTGTCTAGTTGAAGCAAGACGTGCAGCAGTAGAAGAGTTACCAATAAGAGTTGCAGTTACCGTACCTGCAGCGAAGTTACCATCAGCATCACGCTGAACAAGAGTGTTTGCAGTATTAGACGTCGATTCGACAGGTCGTTCGTACCGAAGAGTGTTCCACGCAGTAACTCCATCACCAATCTTAAATCGACCAGTGTCGAGTTCAATGCCAAGTTCACCTTGAGCAAGGGTTGGGTTTGAGTTTGCCCATTCTTGGGCACCCCCTCTTCTTAACTGAATTCTATTTGCCATTTTGTTAGGACAACTCTATACGGTTTATGCTTCCAAGTTATTTATGCTAGTAAAAAGGGGTTCCTATGAACCCCCTGTCATTATTCTTCCGTTTCTGGGTCAGGAGGATGTGACATTGTTTCAGGTTCGTCTCCTGCACTGTAGTATTCGAGGGTCTCGATTGCCCCCTGAAGTTTCAGTGCTTGGACTTCATTCTGTTTGATTTTTGCAGAGAGTTCTTGGTTCTCTTTAATAAATCCTGCGTATTGTTCTTTGAACTGTTTAAGCATCTCCTCTTGAGAAACCTTTTCAACAGGTGCTGATGTGGTCATAATTTAATCAGATTTTTGGACTAACGTTAGTAGAAGTGATTTAATCTCACTCATATCCGATTTTAACTCAGAAACTTCATTTTGTAAAGTGTTAAAATCATCCTTCGCTCTTTTCTCTGCTGCATGTGCCTTCATATACTTTGTGTAAGTATCTTCATCAGCACAGTTAAAGAACCCCGATGAGGAATCCCTAAACCAATTATCATGTCCTTTGACAGGTTGATACATTATACAGCGAGAGAAATTGCTCGGAAGTCTTGGATAACAGGAGTTAAAGACTGATTCGGTGATGTGAACACAATCTTGATTTGATATTGATCAAATGCTAAACCAGACACTTCGTATTCGTACTCTTTAAAGATAGTTTTCTCTGTAGTAGCAGGAATTTGTGCCTGTGCATCAGGGAAGAACTCGAAACCAAATGTCGTGATGTGATCGGTAGAACCAGTTGGACGTACTCTATATAGCACCTTTATGAAAGTGTTTGCAGGGCGATAACCTGTGAACAGAACCTTGATTGCACCTGATGGATTAACAAGGTCAGCAGCACGAGTAATGTATACTGCATCATGTGAATCACCAACACTTAACTTAGCAGTGTTAGGATTAGCAGGACTATTAATCCTGTTCATAACAGTAGTCATTGACATTCTGTCTGTATCAATTAAAGGCGATACATTTGACTTAGTACTAGTCATTGTCAGATCCAATCTGAATGACTTAGCACCTGCAAGTTCACTAGATTCATTGATTGCAGAACAGATAAGTTGAGGAGAACCTAATGTATTATCCTCACTCAAGATAATATCAGAGAATACGCCATCATTTGAGAACGATTCTTGCAATCTAGTAGTACCATCATTGATAGATGTACCACTAATGCCATTAATTCTTGCAGTAATTCCTGTTTCAGGTAATAACATTCTCTCAACTTGTGGAACCAAGATATCATACTGAACGTTCTGTGTAGCAATCGCAAGTGGACCACCAGATCTAATACCAAGTCTAGCAATAGAACTTGTGGAGATCTCGTAAGTATCGAGAGTTGGATTAAGAATACCTTGATGAGTCTTGTTGATTTCAATCAGAGGAATACCGTCAAGGTTGTAACACTCAACTACAGACTCATCAACGTGAGATACTGCAGTTGTACCATCAAGTCCTCTTTCACTTACAGTGATTGTTTGGAAGTCACTTGAGATACCAGTGTATGAAACAACCTCAGTTCCTGCATTACTAATGATTCTTACATATCCTTTATTAGTACTACCAACAGTTGCACCATTAATGACTGTATGGAATGCAGAAGCATCATTAACATTCAGAGATGTATCAGTTGCTGAGATAGCAGCAGTCAAGTAAGTAGGAGACACTTCTGATTTGACATCAGTAATGATAACGTTATTTGATGCAGAATACATGCAGTGATTGCTATGTGCAATACGAACTTTTCTTTGGGAAGTAGAGTACGTTGGAGTTGCAGTAGGATAAGCGTCACTAATTGCTGATGCTTCAACAGAGTCACCAGAATAAGTTACGGATGAAACAGTTGCAGTAACAGTAGATGTTCCACCAGTGATAGTTTCAGCAGGTGAAGTAATAAAGTCTGTGGAAATAAACTTCAGTTCAAGAGTGTTTGTATTTGCAGTCCAAGTTACAACTTCAGCAGTAGGAGCAGTAGCAGAGTTACCTGTAATTGTCTCACCGACAGTAAAGTCACCAGATGCACCAGTAACTATGAGAGTTGCTGTTGTCTTAGAAGATACGATTCTGTTTGAAATAACACCACCAGTGTTAGATCCTGCAGCAAACGTTCCTGTGATGTCTTTGATTGTCAAGACAACACCACCAGATGTTACAGTTCTCTTGGCAATAGTACCTTCAGCAAGTGTAGTCTTCTGATAAATTCTAGCACCAATAGTATATGGAAGTGAAGTAGAGTTAAGAACAAGATCAATCTCAGGAATGAATGTCTGGATTGGATCTGGTTGTAACCTTAACTTACCACCGTTACCAATATCAAGAGGAGCATTATTAAGAGTAACAGTAGATAATGAAGTAGTATCAAACTCTGCTCTATTAACTTTGAACTTCAAGTCTTCATACTGGTCAGCAGTCCATGTAGATGCGTTCTGTGATTTGAACAGCACACCTGCATATGGTTGCTCAGAAATAGTTCTGTCACCAGTAATATCAATCTCACCCATTCTAGAGATCCAGATCTGATACTCGTTAGAGTCAGAAAGAAGAACGAAACAATGTTCGATCGACTGTGGAATATAGACAGGTGCCTTAAAGGTAAACTTAGTTGCAACAGCAGCAGTTTCAGATAACTGAACAACGCTTGGTTCTAAGGTTACGTCAGAGAAAGGTAGGATACTTGTGGTAGGGTATCCATTTTCCATGGTTCTAATCTGCATGGATACAGGAATATTTGTGTCTTTCTTAAAGAAGTATACTTCGACAGATGTAATAAACACACCACCTTCTTCATCAGAAATAAATGACTGAGCAAGAGGGTCATACCAACCAATCTGTCTAGTCTCAGTTCTGATTGTATTGAAGTTTCTAGTCTGGTTAACAGTGTCACGAACAACTTCAGCATTTCTAACAGCAAGAACGTTCTCACGAACTCTGTTCAATGTACCACTTGCTTCGTATTCTGCTTCAGCAGAAGATGCAACTGCACCTGCAAGACGTGAATCAGAATCAGAAGTAGAAAGTCTAATAGATCTTGTACCAGTTGCCCAACGTGGATTAGTATCTACAGATGGAGGTGGAATAAAGAATGATGCTTGGAACTTACCAAAACGGTCTGAAACAAGACGACGATCTTTAACAATTGCTCTAGCACCAGAGTTAGCAACTAATACTTCACCAACTTGCACATTACCATAGAACTCACCGACAGCGTTAGATGCTAGTGCATCAGTATCAATGTTCAAGTATGCAGTAGTAGAAGCATATGATGTTGCCATTGCAGTATCATCATATGGGTTGTTTACATATAGATCATCAGGGTTTGCAACTTTTAAAACACAACCACTACTTTGTCCTCTTACAGTCTCACCAGGAATGAAAGGTGTAGAGTTTGTACGAGCATCAGTAGAAGGGTTCTTAATAAGTTCAATCAACTTAGGAGTGAAGTAATCAGATACCTTCTTACCATCGAAGAATGAATAGAAACGAGTTCTGGGTTTCAGTCTTTCAACGTTAACCTTAACGTTTCTGGATCTAATCCAAGGAATAGAAGTAGAAGAAATAACGCTATCACCAAGAGATTGTCTGTCAATTCTAGGAATAACTCTGGATCTAATACCAGATCTAGTCTGTCTAGTAGTGGCAAGGAAAGATGTCGTTCTGTTAACACGTCTCATACCACGACCACCCCATACACCTGCATTTGGTGATCTACCACGGTCCATCTCTAACCAGAAGGAGTTTCTGGTAACTCTAGATCCGATAGTTCTATTTGTAGTCCACTGATCTCTCCATGCGTTCCACTGAATAGGAGCAAAACCATTTTGGTCAACTCTCATTTCAGATGATACAGATTCAAAATCACCTTCAATCTGTGTAACTCTTTGAGGTAATCTTTGTGTATCTAACCAGTCATCAGATGCAGGAGTTAAATCAATACGTCCAATGTAAGTGAATACGTTGAATGGGTTGATGTTCTCAACTCTAGAAGCATATGGTTGATTGATGATTGTCAACTCACTATATGGTCGAGTGATAATCGGTCCAGTCTGCTGATAGTTTTGAGATAAGGTTGTATTAACCTGTAAAGGAATGTTAGTTGTATAGTGTGAAGGATGGCACTGACCACCTGCAAAATCCAATGCAGCATTGAAATCTTCATGAGAAGTTTCAGACTTACTGTGATCTGAGAAATCGTCTACAATAAATCCATTCTTAAGTCTATCTTTACCATCAGAGTCAATAATCTTAGTGTTGAAAGTATCAGACTCAAGCATGTTGAGTGAAGTATAATATTCAACTTGATCTAATCTACGTTCAATACCACCGATGTCACGCATGGTATAACGTCTGTTATCCGATCTAGTGATAACAATGTCAGACTCAGGATCAAAACCATATGGTTTATGAGACATGGTTGCCAATAGCATACCATCTTTCAGATCATCAGGTTCTTGAGGTAACTCAGAAGACTTACCTTTAATAACTTGGAACTCACCTGCAGGTGTTAAGAATGCTTTATCAATTCTAGGTAGATACCAGTCAAAGTCTGCACGGAAGTCGCTGTTAATTTTAGGAACGTCGAAGATAGTAGCATTCGGAGATCCAGATACATTAAACACTCTTGACTTAAAGTCAAATGTTGAGCAGTTAACAAAGGCAGGAGATGCAACTGTACCAGTACCACTATAAAGATTCTTACATCCTGGTCTAAAGTCTAAGTAATCTGAGAGGAACTTAGTTTCAAAGAATGGAATATCACCATATGTTGTGTCAAGATATGATTGACCACCGAAGTAATCACCAGTTGCAGAATGTGTATAGTAGTCAATAACCATCAGAAGTTTTCTGATTGGAGTTGCAACACCTTTCTTACGAGTAACTCTAGAAACATCGTAGATGAAACCAGTTTGTGCTACTTCTAAGAAGTAATTATCAGTGATAACTTTTGATCCTTCAATAACAGATCCAACACTATCATTAATAATCGCACTAATAGCAGTTCCATTACTGTCAAAACCATCAATGGTTTCACCTGACTGTAATTGACCGCTGACATAAACAAGACTTAGTTTTAGAGTTCCAGAACTAAATGCAACTACCTTTGCTCTTGCTTTAGAAGTTCTACCAGTAACGATAGTTCCTGTAGCAAAGAAAGTTGGTTCAACCAGAGTTACAGAAGGAAGAACAGGATCATTGTCATCGTTAGATTCATATACAGCATGTAATCTGTAAGCATCTACAAGACCAAGAGAAAGATCCCTATCTTGAATTCTAGTACCGTAAAGGTTTGAATAAGTTAGATTATAATTTTGCTTGTCAAGATTTTCAATTGTCTTAATGGTTTTAAGAACAAACATCTGCTGACCAGATTTTGTTTTTCTTTGAGTAACGTTCTTCGAGATAGTTGCAGTAACTTTAATCGAAGTAATGTTAGTTAAGTTATCAATCTGAATAGTTGTTCTATCAGAAGAGGTGAACGTGGTATAACCAATAGTACCAGAACTGACAGTGTTGATAGTGATTTGATCACCAACAGGATGAGTGCTGTTTGTACCTGCAAGTACAGTAAGCGTATAATTGGTATCGGAGATTGCTTGGAACTGTTCATTCTCAGGAAGAGTAATGGAGATAGAGTTAGAAGCAACTGTTTGAGCATCGAAAGTTCTTCTGACAATCATTGATTCATCAGAAATACTCTTGATGTACTTCTTAGGCATCTCACTTAAGAGATCTGCATTCTGAACATTGTTCAACCTAGAACGTTGTCTGAGTAAGGCAGCGTAAGTTCCTGCAGAAGGAGCAGCACCACCAGGTCCAGGAGTTACATTAACTGTCTGTGCTTGATAGTTAAAGATAGTAGAATTCTGAGAACCAGTTAATGAGGTAGGGTTGATCTTATCAACATCAACATACTGAGTTCCATTAAAGAAGATTCTGTCGCCAGGTTTAAGATCTAACGCAAAGTTAGAAGATTGACCAGTGATTTTTTCAGCAGAACCTGTAGCATCATAAGTGAATGTAGTACCTTGAACAACCTGAATATCATCTAAGATAATATCAGCAGTAAACTCAGTAGCATTTGTACTTTCATCTCTAGATACAATCTGTCTAGTATCAGAGAATGCATAAGTATGAGAAACTTCAACAGTATCAACGTTTAAACCATCAACTACGATCATTTCGCCTACAGCGAAAGCACCTTCAACCTGATAGCATTTGATATGATCTGTAGCAGAAACACCATCTACAAGATATGCTCTTGCACCAGAGGTCGCACCGATCAGTACAGAACCTGCTTGAATAGTTACAGCAGATGCTAACTCAAGAACATTAAACATCTGAACATCAAAGATGTTAGTGTTGTAAGTGTCATCAGCATTACCGAAAGTAGTGTCATCACCATCAGAGGTATGCTCCATGCAAGCAAGTCTTGCAAAACCAATAATATTGCCTGCACCGTTTCCAGGAGTTGAAGTGAAAGTATCTCTTAATTCAATAGTTTGATATGCATTGCTAAGAGATGAACCTGTGGAATTAGGGAAACCATAAACATTATTCACAATAATGTTATTACCCATCTCAAATGGGATAATAGTATTCTGTGATGCTGCAGTATCTCTTGGTTTATCTAAGTCAACGTAGGTTGGTGATAGAGTCTTAACTCTATATCCTCTAACATATGCAGTTCCAGGTCCGAACTCAACAGCATACATTCTTTCTGCAGTGGTATTACCCTGAGCAGTTGTAGAACCTGTTTCATATACACCGTTGTTAAAACCATCATCGAGGTTTTCTCTAGCAGTGATTTTAAAATCTTTAACAACATAGTCACCAGACTCTTCAAAAGTTCTGGTTGCCATGGATCTTTCTAGTTCATCATATGCACTTCTATCAACAAGTTTTTCAACTTTACTATTGTTGATTCTTAAGAGTTCAAGGAAGTCCTTATCAGCATCATCTGTGAGTAGTTTCTTAACTAATCTTGTGGAGACTCTAAATCTATGAGAACCAGGAGCAGCATAGTTACTTGTTCCAGCAGCGTTATCATTGAGACTAAGGTCATCCTCTGGAGTAATAATGGATTCTTGAATATCAAGTCCGATACGATAGGAGGGGTTTGATCCATACTGATCAAGGAGTAAGTATTGGTATTGTACATCAACGAAGAATCCTCTGATGAAGTAAACACCTTCTTGAATATATGCTACGGAACCTTTCTGTAGTGCAGCAGTAGGTAACAACTGAGCAAATGGCGATCCAACTTCAATCAAAGTTGTACCGAAAGTGATCTCAGTGTCAGTAATTAACTGCTCGTTATTTGAGAATGTTTGTTGTGTATTTTGTGTGCCACCAGATTCAATATACTTAACGTAGAGTGTGATATATCCTTTTGTGGAATCTGAAGCAGAAATACTGAATAATACTTTTGCTTTTACCCCAGATGTAAGACCAGTGACGATCTTGCCATTCAACTGAGTACGATAGTTTTCAACATCAGCACCCAAGAATGATTCTTGTAACTGAATTGCTTCAACGTTTAGATCATAACCTACTTGACCAGGAATGACCATCGATCCATCTTTGAATAGATGCGATCCGACGTTCTCTACCTGATTCTGCAGAATACTCTGCATGGTAGTAAGTTCTCGTGCTTGGATAGGGAACCCAGGACGAAATAGCACTCGATAAAAGTTTTTAGCTTTATCGAAATCGTCGTAGTATGGAGTGACGTTTAGATTGGTGTTTTGTGCCATTAGAACTCGATTACGATTTTGATGTCTTCTACTTGGTCGTTAGCACGACTGATTGATCTCCTATTATCTATGTACACAACCTGACCAGTGTTTGAAGCAACTTCGGGTTTTGCATAACCGTTGTTGAACTTCATACCTAGATCATATTCTGTATTGTTGATAGTTCTAGAAGATGAGTTTGGAACAGCAGGGAAGTTGACGTCGGGTTGTCCTGCAGCACCAGAGGTTGCACCACTGATAACGTTAGAACCGTCAAACTCATTCTGTGTACCTGTAACTTCTGGGAAGATACCATCAACTGCGTTCTGATAATACTTCAGAAGTTTAGTTGTAGGATTCCAAGAAATTACTCTACCACGAGCAGTAACGTTGGTTCCACCAACAACTCGTGTTTGTGTAATAATTTCATCAGGAACATAGTTACCTTGGAATGTAGGAGAGAAGATAACTGCTTTAGCAGCAGAGATCGTCAAGTCAGAGATAAGTTCAGATGTACCAAATTTAAGTGGGTTTGTAATCAAACCGATACGACGATAGTCGTTATCAACAGGGAAGTCACCCGCACCCTCATCATATGAGAGTTTGGCATTAATCATTACCCTAAAGGCACCGATTTCAGTAACAGCAGTGTCACCGTGCCCACCAGGAGGAGGCAAGATAACGTCAACCTGTCCACCAGTACCAGTACCGATACCAGTGATATTATCAATACTGATTTTACCGAATGTGTATCCAGTACCACCAGATGTAACAGTAGCAGAGATAACTTTACCACCGTCAACAACGATTGAGACACGACCACCAGTTCCGTCACCGTTGATCGCTACGTTGTCGTAAGTACCATTGTTGTAACCAGACCCTGCAGCGTTGATAACAACAGTATCGACTTCACCTGCGACTGCATTGGTTTGAACCGCTGCGTTAGTGAAGACGGGCATGTAGTCGTTTGAGAAAAACTTAAGAACGCTTGCAACTGGAATAGTGTACATATACTTCCAACGATACCCGTCGCCAGTAGTGATGATGCTAGTACTAGTCCCAGTAGGCTCGACAGTAGAAGGTTTGCCATTAGGATCAGAGGGTGATGTACCATTGTAGATACATTTGTATACTTGATACTGAGAGTTTACAACGTAAAAATCAGAATCATAGAGTTTAGTAGCACCTGAAGCAGCAGTCTTACTTGGGGAATAGTCATGACGATACATGTCATAAGTAAAACCCAATCCACCAGTAGTTTGTTCTGGAGAAACCCAGTCGATTCTACGACAAACTTGAACGGTATCTGAAGCGAGGACACGTTTCATTGATACCATGTCGTCATAAGAACCAGAAAACTCTGAGAAAGAGTCCACTGCCTGAGGCGGTGAGTTCTCATTATCCCAGGGTTGCGGTCTTCCAATAAACAGATACAAACGATCTCTCGTTGTACCTGCTACATCGTCACTTTGAGTCGCGTCGGGACCTTCAAGTGCCTTGATGAACTTTTTCGCAGAAAATATTCTAAACTGATCAGTTAATAGGGCTGCCATTTGCGGATACTATTTGTCCTCTTGTTTATTTATCGTAGTTACGAGCGAACTGTTGTAAGATATTCAATGCTCTTAATCCTGTAAGAGGCACCGCCATTACCATTAAGAACTTCACCACCTAATACTGCTTGTGCAGCAGCGTTCGCTCCAGTGCTATCACCGCCTGCATTAGTAAATGTAACGGTTGGGTGTAGATTGTAGGTGCCATCTACAGTTTGAGGGATTCCATACCCTCCATTACCAATAGTAATAGATGCAACTTGGTCTCCTGCAGTCGTCATAACTACAGTACCAGTTGCCTGTATATCACCTGTGTTCTCGATCGCTATTGTTGGGACTCCAGTATAGTTAGTTCCAGGATTTGCAATAATAAAGTCAATTATACTGCTATTTTGAGAGAACTCATAGAGTAATCCCGCGATACCGATGTTAACATTTCCAGTATTAAAGGGTATAACATTGTTAACTTGTAGAACTCCATTTGTAGAATTCCAAGAAACAACAGTTGCTCTAACGCCAGAAATAGCACCAGTTACAACTTCATTAGTCTGGAAGTTTTGTGCATTACCACTTGCAACATCTAATGTGATATTTAGGATAGAAGGGTGTGCTACACCGTCAGCAAGTCCACCTGCCTCAACGACAGTTGCGTACTTGAATGGAATATCAGCATCCTTAATACTGTCACCAACTTGGAATAGAGTTGTGTTAGTACCACCTTGAGTCTCCTCAATACCATAAAGTGAACTGAATATACCACCATCAAGA